AAACCGTCCCAGATTCAACAACTTGGGATAATAAGACTGATGATCAAAAGAATCGAGCATTAATATCTGCCACGAGATGGATTGATAGTCTTAACTTCTATGGTGATCGTTGTGATGACGGGCAAGCATTGAGATGGCCTAGAAACAATTACGAGGTTGATAATGTAGAACTTGCTTGTACTGCAATTCCTGAAAGTATTAAATACGCACAATATGAATTAGCAAAAGCACTAGCAAATGAAACAGATGCAATGACTGGTAATAAAGGTACTGACGGAACTTATGAACGAGTAAAAATAGGTGACATGGACATCAAATACAATACGAGCAGCCAAGGCATTGGAACGGTTAATAACGTATTTGATGTTTATCCTTGGCTACAAAATTATTTAGGTGCTTATTGTCTTGGTGGCTCTGGTGGTTATCCAGTACGAGTTGTTAGAGGTTAATCATGGCAGGATCATTAGACACAACACTAAAAGCAGCAGCTAAACAAGTTGTATCCGATCTTGGAACAGCTTTAGATACCACAATCACGTATTCCGCTATCTCAAAAGGTAGTTATAACGTAGCCGCAGGTAAGCAATTAACTACAACTACCAACTACTCCGATATAAAAGTACCTGTCGAATTTATAAGAGCAGAAGAGGATGATGGCAGAGAAACAAGAAGCGCAAAGTTATACATAACACCCGACTTAATAGGAGATCATCAACCTACTTTTGAAGATGAAATAACACTAACCTATGCTGGTGGAACGCAAACAGCCCAAATCGTAGATATAGACACAAAAAGAGGAGGTCAAGTCTACTTATACACAATATTGGTGAGGTTCTAATGGCTAGAAGAGCAGCAAAATCTAGGAGAGCCAATCAGAAGTCGTACACAGAGATGACTGCTGAAAAATTTGGAAAAGCAATACGAGAAGAATTTGGCGACACAATAGATTACCAGTTAAATGGCTTCGTTAAAGCTGTAGTGGCAGACCTAACAACCAGTTACGCAAAGAAGGGTGTAAGCCCAGTATTAACAGGGTTCTTTGCTTCTAGCTGGAAGGCTGACATTAATAGAATCGCTAGAACAGACACACCAAAAGGAACTGAGTGGGAAAAGATAAAATACAGGCATAGTAGAGACGCAAAGCTGCTCCCTGGTTACAGACCTTTAATTAAACAAAGACACCCTGTTCCCAATATTTTTAGTCGGGAAAAGCCTGTGTTTATAGGTAATACAACAAAATATGCTCCTTATGCGGTTGTATCTAGGAAGTCTAAGATAAACGCTTATTTACAAGGTGGTGGTGTAGGGGGTGACTCTATGGCAACCAAGATAGAAAGATTCTTCTCCGATAAAGGCCCAGATATTAGACTCGGTGGATCGTCTACAGTGATACCTAATACTAATCCCGTTCAAAGGCGTATCAGCTACACTAAATTATGACCTTAGTTAAAGTCAGAGCCGCCTTAGAGAAATCCATCACAGATGAGATTTTAGCGGTCAAACCCAATGTAAAAGTTGTTTATGACAACGTGGCTTTTACGACTCCGAGTAAATCAGTTGAATACGTTGTAATTTCAGTCAATTTTGGTCAAGCAACAAAACAAAATCAAGGTGCCGCAACAGCTTTCTACTCTGGTTTTGTTCAATGCGATATTTACGTTCCAAAAGGCAAAGGAACGTCAAGAATGGCAGCAATCAGTGAATCGGTAATAACAGGAATGACTGCTATAAACGAATCAACCTATGTTGATACATATTCCTGTAATCCACGCACATTAGATGTTGTCGGTCCTGGTCCTATAGATAATGATCAGGAATCACATTTCTTAGGTGTAATATCTTGTCAGTTTTCAGCGAGTACCTAGTATAGTAATAATCTAACAACTACATTATTTATGACTAGGGCAGTAGAACTCTTAAAGGGTAGCTTCGGAGTTAGCCAACTTTATCAGCACAAAGTAGTAAAGGACGGAGAAGTAATTCTTCAAATATACTGGAATCCCTTAACTATCGCAGAAAGAGAATCCATCCAGAAGAAGACAGGCAGTGATGATGCAAACGACTTTGCACTATCTTTAATGATTCAAAAAGCCTTAGATGACAAAGGTAAAAGATTATTTGCTGATGGAGATAGAGCAACTCTTCGCAGAGAAGTTGAAGCTGCTGTTCTACAAGAAATCCAATTAGCGATGCTTGAATCTGGAACAGATAAGGAGGTCGATAACGCTAAGGCGGACTTAAAAAGCGAATAGACTCTGGTACTTTATGTTCTCCCTAGCTAAAGAGTTAGGGATGACTTTATCTCAATTATCAAGGGAATTGACAATAGAAGAAATCATAGGATGGTCCGCCTATTTTTCTTTAAAGGCAGAAGAAGAAGAAAAAGATAGAGATAAAGTTCAACGAGCTGCTGCTACTAGACAACAAACAAGGTAAACTAAATTAAGTTCCTTGGACTAGATAGGAGTGGCTGCCGATTATACCAGGACGATTGTATTTAAGGTCGAAGACCAGGCGATAAAACGTGCAACGGGCCAGATAGTCGCAAGTTTAAAAAAGATAGAGAAAACTTTAGAAAAAATAGAGAAAAAGGCTTTTACACAGCTAGTTACTGACTCAGGAAAAGTAGCGGACAATATAGAGAGAGCTACTAGGGCACTAAATAAATACAATTCAGAACTACGCCAAGCAAGTACCCAAAAGAAACTACCTGCCCCTGGTGGTGCCTTAACAGTTAGAGAACCTGGCGGAGCATTGGCACGTACAGGCGGAGGCGCAAAAAGAGGACGTATCCCTTGGGGTGCTGTACGTGGAATGGGAAATCTTGCAGGTGTAGGTGGTACTGCTATTGCCGCAAGTACTATTGCTATTAATCAAGCGAATAAACAGTGGAACACTGTTATTGGAACTATTAATAAGGCTACAAGTATTATTCCTGGTGTTGGCGATAAGTTCCACATAGTTGAATCTAAGGTAAACGGTCTATCTATATCTCTTCATGCGTTAGGGCAGCTAATACAGGCACATCCTTTCTTATCGGCAGCAACAGCAGCACTCATATTTGGAGTAGGAGCAAATGTTAAAGACGTAACGACAGCAGTATGGGGATTAAAGAATGGTTTTGAGGGTGCAGCTAAAGGCATGTATGGACTGGGTAAAGCGACAAGGAAGATACTTACAGATATAAATCCCTTAGATGCGGTGTTATCGAGAATATCAAGCAAAATGCCCATATTAGGAAAGTTCAGCACACGTGTATCTGGTTCGTACGGCGGTCCAGTTGATAAGGGTTTTGTATCTGGAAAAGGGTATGGTTTAGGTTTAGGGCAATTCCTGAAACCAGCTAAAGATGCGACTGTAGATGTATTCGATATAGGAAAGAGATCCCCTTATTCTAAGTACGACTTTAAGTACGGTGATTTGCCTTATGCAGATAGGGTAGCAGCCGAGTCAAAAAGATTCACGGATGTAACAAGAGCAAGAGGGCTTGATCCTAGACAGAAGATGGGTATGGGCGCACGTATCAGAAGTAATGTAGAAGCTAGTCGTGCTTCTAGGGCTGCCAGTGGTTTTGCTGATTGGACAGCCGAATTAAACGGTTCTAAGAGAGCCAATAAGCTGCTAAATGACAAGCAGAAGATATTGAAAGCAATCAGTAGGCAGAACGTCAAACTTAGAAAACAAGGAAAAGATCAGATAAATATTGAAGATGTACTAAATAAAAAGGTTAGAGAACGTCTCGGTATTAAGGAAAAAGAAGGGGAATGGTCATACGGTGATAGAAGGAAGAACTTGATGACACGTGACGCAAGGTACGCAAGAAGAGAAAGAGCTAGACAGAGAATGAACCGAAGGAAGCAGAATAAGTTCTCTGATAGAACAGGTATGGACCCCAAACAAGCAGAAAACTTAATGCTTGGTTTTGGTTTCCCTATGTTATTTGGTGGGGGAATCGGTGCAGTTGGTGGTGGCGTAGGAGGTGCAGCATTAGGAAACATGATTGGTATGCCTGGGTTTGGCCTACAGATCATGGGTAGCGCAATAGGTACTCAGCTAGAAAATCTAGTTATGAAGGCCAATGAATTAGGCAAGGCTTTAGAAGAAGTAGATATGACAGCACTAGAAGCATCGGGAGTAAAAGTAAGTGCTAATTTAGCTGAACAGGTAAATGATCTAAAACGTATAGGGGATGCCACTAGAGCCAGGTACCTTCTCGAATTGGAGGCATTTAGGCAAACTGGTGCGTGGCCTTCAGCCAATAGAAACATAAAAAGCACTATTGATGATTTAGGCAATTCATGGAATCGAGTATCTACAACAGTAGGAACACTTTTAGGAACCTTGTCTGGTCCATTTTTAAGTACTCTGGGGTCTGTTTTAGATTTAGTAAATGAGATAGCTAAGGTCGCTAACTTTATATTTACTGCGGGAGATGGTATATCTGACGGGATATTCAAATTGCTCGGTCTTGAAGAGCAAGTGGCTAAAGCTAAATATGAACAAAGTGAAGAAGGTAAACAGGCTTTATCAGATGCAAAAGATAAGCTAAGTATTACAATAGATCAATTAGCAGCCGAAAAGAAGATACGAGATATAGAAAATTCAAAGTCTTTAGGAAATACTTATGCGGACAAAATAGGCAATATAGGAAAGGACTATCAGGCTGCGGTAGAGAAGATACGATCTGATCAAGCTAGGGGTAAGGAAAATCTACTGAAAAATGCACCTATAGGGTACAAAGGGAGTGGGCCACATAAAACGGAAAAAATGAACATAGATGCGGAAGCAGGAAATAAGATGGCAGCCGCAGGAAATAAGAGAGATCAGGCATTAAGGAGGGTAGTTTTTGACTACGAAGAAGAACTGAAAAAGCAGATAACAGATTTCACTAGACAGAACGATCTGCTAGAGAAACAAATGGGTATAAAAGAAGATATAGCTAAAGCCACAGCAAGTGGAAATCAGTACCAAGCAGGACAACTACAATATGACCTTCAAGCACTAGAAATAAAGGAGACAACCAAAAATCTCTTAAGTGAGGTAGAGGTAATCGAGGACAACACTTATGCTCGAACACTAAAGCAGTTAGCGAAAGATTATGAGAGATTAAAACTAAGACAACTTGCAATAGAGAAATCAGGTCAGCTTACAGATGCCGAAAGACAGCTTGAAGCTGTGTGGGACTCAATCGGAGCTTCTGTTAGAGATGGTTTAGTTGAAGGACTTAATGCAGCTATAGATAGTACGAAAACATTAGGGGAAGTTGCTTCAAGTGTATTTAAGAGAATAAGCAACGCATTACTGACCTATGGAATCAACGCAGGTCTTTCTGCTCTTCCTGGTGGTGCTGGTAAGTTCTTCCAGGGTGCGTTAGGTATGAACAGGGCGAAAGGAGGCCCAGTATCAGGGGGATCACCTTATATCGTTGGAGAAAAAGGCCCAGAATTATTTGTTCCAGGTTCTAGCGGTAATATTGTACCTAACGATGCAATGGGAGGAGCAAACGTAATTGTTAATGTTGATGCTTCTGGTTCGTCAGTTCAAGGTAATGGAGGGCAAGCGGAGCAACTTGGAAGTATGCTGGCAGCAGCAGTTCAAGCTGAACTTGTTAATCAGCAACGACCT